TTAGCGAAAGCTAGAAAGTGGTTTGAGTTTGAACCGTCAGAATATATAGGCGACACAGTACACGATAAGATAATTGTGTGGGATAAGAAAGTATATTATAGTTGCCACCCAGCGTTTAAACCTGGGGACAAATTTAGTTCCCATATAATGAATCGTATTGCATATACGAAAAGAAGAAAGCCCGACGAGGGCAGAAGAAAACTAGTTAAATTTTAATTCTATATAACCCGCTACATTAATAGCGGGTTTTTTATTATCAGTAATTGATTAATCCGTATAAATAAATATCCTAAAATTCAGTATAAAATTAATAAAAAAGTAGTTGACATATTATTAATGGATAGACTATATTAATTATGTAGGGAAAAACAAATAAACAACAGGAGACACAGACAATGGTTACAAATTTTAACCTGGCATGGTGTAAAGAGGAACTCACAGCATACCAAAAATTTGTAGCAAAGCTAGTACAGATAAAATTAAAGGAACACGGATACGAAATAAAGGAGATTTATAAAGACAAAAAAGACGTTAAATTATTAGATTTTTCTATCAAGCATTCAAATTATTTATTATGTCTTGACGGCACTTCTGTAGATGAAGTCTTAATAAAAAAAGGCTACAGCTACGAGACAATGAACAGGAACTTGATAGAGACGAGTGATTTAGACGAGGCGATAGCGGAGGTTTGCCGCAGGTCTTTTTGGAAAGAAGGTCAAGACATAAGATGCTGGTTAGAAGGTTTCTCTGATGAAGAGGAACAAAAAATAACAAATTGCCGATACTTAAGACCTTGGTTAAGGCAAATGAAAAAAGATAAACAGTCAATAACCCCAGAAAATCTACCCTTCTAAAAAATAAGCATCCAGACAACTGGATGTTTTTTATTGTAAGTAGCTAGTCACTCTGTATCAAATAAATATTTTAAAATTCAGTATAAAATTAATAAAAAAACCCTTGACATATTATTAATGGATAGACTATATTATTTACATACACAAAACACAAGGGACAAGGCAATGACTACTACACTTTCTTTTCAAATTCGCGTAATCAAAAACCAAATCGCTGCTTGCCTACGCGAGATTGAAAGAGGAGTAAAATGGTTCGTTGACCGCCTTATTGTTTTGGAAGGAAAGCTAGACAAACTAGTGGCAAAAACAAAGGAATGCAAAGCAATGAAAGCAATGAAAGTGCAAACGAAGACTGGCTCAGAGAGCCATACAACCGAGTGGCGATCAGCAACTGTCACCGTAAACGGCAAACCCATCTGGGAGGCTTTGAAGCCTCTAGAAAAACCCGAATGGGAACTTATCGGGAATAAAGGAAATCACGGGAAATGGTGCGTTGCGGAGTACGAGATTCCCGATAATTCTAAGGTAAAGTTTGTGGCCAAGGCTAACGGCTGCAAACCTATCGAGTTTGAGTTCATAGTCGGTCAAGCTGAACCCGTCGACGTTGACGGATTCCCTTATGGAGTCCGCACCTGCGGATGGATTGTGACAATTTAATGCAACCAAATAGCATAAAGCCCGCTACTTAATCTCACGAGTAGCGGGCTTTGCCGTACGTATCCTCACGGTGCTAGCCTAGCTTTCCCTGCCCTATTCTCCAGATACCATTCTGTAAGTTCTGGGGTAAATTCTTTGAGGCAATCTAGCATCATCCATGCTAGTGTTCTGACCTCAATCTGAGAGTCGGACTTGGTGCGCTGATCTAACAAGTGCCAGATTGCCTGTAGGTCGCCACCAAGGTCGAAGTCCTGACGGAAGTTGTATGTCAGCGAATCTCTGGCGTGTTCCTCGGAATGCCCGTCAGCAATCTTTTCCCCATACAAGACCGCTGACCGATAAGACGCGGCTCTGTCGTCCATTAAATCAAAAGTAGTATATTCGTACTTGCTACCCTGGCGATCGCTATAATTTCCTATTGGACGAAAATAAAATACATCTTCAACAGGGATATCCAAATTAACACAATCAATTATTCTTTTTCCTGTATATCGCATTGATTGAACCAGGAAAGATGAGTCTTGATGCCTGGTAATTTGGCTGACAACGCTATGGGGAAACCCTAGACAATGGAAGCTAACAAAAGCTTTCCGTAAAACTGAATAATGCCCTCTATCACCTGCTAATTGGTGCTTGATGATGGTTTTTCCACACTTCTCTGGAGAAGGTGTTTCATCACTGGGAAGGAACTTTTCAGTAACACATCTATGTTGTCCTTTCCATATAGCGACTTGGGGATTTGGGGAACTCGCATCTTTGTCAATTATTACCTGAAAACGAGAATCTTTGATTAATTGCATCGTTGAAAATCGTCATTATCTAATAATATTATTGCATCCTTGCGTTTAATTTGTCAGAATAAATGCAATGATTTTATATTAAACTTGGTTAATAAAATAAACATAAATATAATGATAAAGTTTGGGCAACTTAATCCTAGAAATAAACATAAAATTAAAGAAGCTTCAAGAGATGTCGTTGATTTAACTGAGTTTGTGGTAGATTTGCCTGCACCATCACCAGGGGCGCAAGAACTTTTTTACAATACTCCTGCTGATGTGTGCATATATGGAGGAGCAGCCGGAAGCGGGAAGTCTTATTCTATGCTTTTAAAAGCGGCTAAACATTTGGAAGTTCCTGGATATGGTTCGGTGATTTTGCGGCGGACTCGACCAGAAATAACTAATGAAGGTGGTTTGTGGGATGAGTCTAGAAATTTGTATAAGTTAATCCCTAATGCCCAGTCTAGGGAATATCAGTTAGACTGGAATTTTCCTACTGGTAGTGCGATTAGTTTTGGTCATGCCCAATACGAAAAAGATGTAGAGGATAAGTATCCTGGTTCGCAGATTTGTCATCTTGGTTTTGATGAGTTGACTAAATTTACCGAGCGTCAATTCTGGTTTTTATTCTCCAGAAATAGGTCAACTTGTGGGGTAAGACCGCGCATAGATGCAACCTGTAACCCTGATGCTGACTCATGGGTAGCTAAATTAATTAATTGGTATATCAACCAGGATACCGGGTATCCCATTGAGGAGCGGTCTGGAGTTTTGAGATATTTTTACAGAATAAATAGTGAGATGCACTGGGGTGATTCGGAGCAGGAATTAATGGATAAGTTTCCTGATATGGCTGCAATTGCGCCACCGAAAAGCTTTACTTTTATCAAGGGAACTGTCTACGATAATCCCCATTTATTGGAATCAAATCCCCAATATCTTCAGAATCTTTTATCGTTGCATCCTGTGGAGATGGAACGACTACTTAAAGGAAACTGGAAGATTAAATATGAGTCGGGAACTATCTTTAATCGCCATTGGTTTGAAGTCGTTAATGCTGTTCCCAGTGGTGGTCAAACTGTGGCATTTTGGGATTTTGCGGCCACATCTTCAGCTACCGCATCCAAGAGCAGTTTTTACAGTGTACGGACTAAAATCAAGTTTTATGAAGGCATCTACTATGTGCTTGATTGCTATTGGGAGCAGGTATCAGCAGACGACGGAGATAACTCAGTATTACGGATAGCACAACAAGATGGGGTATCTTGTAAGGTGCGCTGGGAACTAGAAGGTGGTAGTGCTGGTAAGCGGTATGAGTCGGCACTTAAACGCCAGTTGGTAGGTTACGATGCTAAGGGTGTTAAACCACTGGGAGATAAAGTTACCCGTGCCATGCCTTTGGCTGTGGCCGCTAAAGACGGAAAAGTTAAATTGTTTAGGGGTGCTTGGAACGACCAGTTTTTGGCGGCTTTACATGAATTTGATGGGAGTAAGAAGCCGCTAACTAATGACATTGTGGATAGTGCCGATGGTGCTTTTGGTGAATTACAGGACTCCACACCCCGTAGTAGTTTTGTGGGTGGGAAAATTTACAATCCTTTTGGTTAGGTTGGCTGTATAGTACAATGTTAGTACAAGCAGGATGCTTGTGTTACATGGTTATGGACGGAAAACCTGTACTAGACTAAGGTCTAAAGTGAAAACTTCCATGTTTTGACAAGTCCATTTAAACGATTCACAAAGATATAGGACGTTGCCAAAATAGAATGGTTTGCCTAGATTGGCTACCAAAAAATTATCTATCTCTGTGTAATCTGCAAAGGTGGGAACGATTAAGGATAGCGCTTGGGTTTGAGTCACTTGATTAATCTGATTTCTATTACCTTTCTCGTCTACACCACCATAGTAATTTTGAGCAACTAAGGATGATTCAAAACTGAGTGCATTTTCCCAGCTTAATTTTAAGGAACTTGGTGCTGTGGCTGGCATAACTATTTAGGGAGTATGTGGCTTATGGAAACTTCTAGTGCTTGGGCAATCATTTCTATCTCACCATAGGTTATTGACTGCCTTTTACCTTCTCGATGTTGAAACAAGTTTTCAATAGCACTGATAACTTCTACAGTCTTTCCTGTTTTAGATGCTAATTGCTTTCTGGAAATGTTTTTTGATTCTCTACAGATAAAAATAAGGATTCCTATTTTTTCCTCTGTTGTGAGATTTTCGTAAGAGTTAGGATGGTCAATCACTGGTTTATTTATAGCGTAAATTATTTTTAATATTATACATTAATGTTGGTGAAAATCGCTACTATGTGCGACTTCCATTGATTATCTAATTATATTATAAATGGCTATTGCTAAAATGTTGATAGTTTAAATTGAAGTTTTATTCATGCCCACAGCAATCAAAAATAAAACTATATTAACCAAGTTTCTGTCTACGGATTTACAGTTGAACCGAGAGGAAAGAACCGTTGGTTTTTCCTTTTCCTCTAAGGGGAATATCTGTGAAAGATACGGTTATTTATCTGAGCTTCCCGACGGAGCTAGTGTGGTATTTGATGAGTATTTATCCCATGACCCCAATGCCTGGGATTTGTCTAGGGTGGCTAGTGGTACTTGTCCGTTCTTGAAAAACCATACTCGCGGTCAGAAAATCGGCATTATCAAGAATGTGATTTTGGACGGCGAAAAGGGTTTTGCTATGGCTAAGTTATCTAAAAATGCCCTGGCAGATCAGTTCATGTCTGATATTGAGGACGGGACATCTGGCGGTATCAGCTTTGGTTATTCAGTTGAGGAATATCGAGTAGTCACACCTGCTGAATATTCTGATAACAATGGTTATAGGGAACTAACAAAAAAGGCTTTGTTAGAGGCTACAAAGATAGTTTTATTTGAAATTTCCTCAGAGGATATACCCGCAGATCCTAGTGTCGGTTATGGTAAATCTTTTGTGGAATTAAAGAATGTAGCTATCAATGGTAATCCCAATTTTTACCTTAATTCACCAACAAATAGTATGAATGAATTAGACAATAAAACCCTGGAAGTAGAATTAGCATCTGCTAAAACTGCTTTATCCGATGCTCTTAGCAAGCAGCAAATCCTTACTTCTGAAAATGACAAATTAGCTAGTCAGGTTAAGCATCTGGAGTCAGCATTAACTGAAAAATCTGCTCTAATCGCTAACTTTGAAAAGAAAGAAATAGTTGCTAGTCGCTATTATGATTTACGCCAGAAAGCAGAAGATTTAGTATCTGAAGCTAAGTTATCAAATAGTGAATTTAATGAATTATTTTCTGCTGTTCCTAGTGAAGATATCGCTCTTCACACTAAGTCCCAATCG